TTAAACACCCTCTTCCAATTTCTCTCTAAATTTCCGGAACATGTCAATCGTCGGGTAAAACGTCGGATTCTCCCAGTTCTTAGAGATCATTTGGATCATTGCCTCTATATGACTTTTACAGTCTATTACTTTGATGCATTTGTCCAGGACCAACTCTCCTTCCGGGTAGGTCTTGTTATTTAATGTATTCTGCGCCCATGAGAGCAGCTCTCTGATCGATTCTTGATCGTATTTGTTTTCTTCCGCCATATTATTTAGTTATTACTAGCTTTATATCCAAAAAGTCCAGAATCTTTTCAATCTTCTCTTGTCCTAAGTTCGTTTTTCCGTTAAGAAACAAGGACATGGTACTCTTTGTTACTTCTACATACTCTGCAAGGTCTTTTGATTTAACATTGCGGAGTTTCATTGCTTCTTTGACTGTTTCCCGTATCATTCCATTTTCCAGTTAATTTGGTCCTCAATAGCCTGCTCTAAAGTAAAGTCACATTTAGGATATTCAGCCTCTCCCAAACCTGTACGGAGGTCAACAAACCAGCTTTCTTCATTCTCGCTGATTATCGCGTTTTCAAAGCCTTCTACTGTTTTTTCTATAATTGTTTTCATAATTTTTTATTTAATAAATATCATTTTAAAATTTTAGGCATGCCATCAAGTATCACTGCCATCTGTCCATCTTCCGTTATCCAGTCATAATCTTCAATCTCCTCTGCGGAGTGTGGGCATCCTCCCTGCCAACCCCTCAAATGGAACAATGCTCCGTCATCATATATAATAGCCGAAGCCTCCAGACAGTCATTAAATTTATAGATATACATTTTAGCTCTATCTAATTTTATCTCATTGATAACTGATACTTCGCAATTATCATCTGACAATGAGCTGATTCTTTCTTCAACTTCAGAGATTGTATCGTTGCTTTTTTCAGTTTCAACTTCTTCGTTTTCCTCAACAACTTCCTCTTCGATGATTTCAAATACGACTTTGCTATGATATCTATTAACAATCTTACAACCCCAATAGGTAACATTCATAAAATGATCCATGAATTCATTGTAGGATTCCATTGAGTCAAATTCCTTTTCCCAAACTTTATCTTCTTTGTTCCAAACAAAACCGCAATCTCTTAAATCGTTTTTTGAATCGTAAGTGTTTCTTGTAGCTTTAACAGTTATCATAATCTTTATTTTTTAGTTGTTAATACTTTGTTTCTTATTTTGATGTTACAAAGATGTAAATCGTTTTTGTAATATCAAACTTTTAAGGCTAAAAAGTTTCGATTATATCAAACTTTAACATTTGGATATAAAAAATCCCCGGTTACATAACCAGGGACAAACACAAGGACGCAACCTTCGCCAAGACAGCGACAGGTATAAGCCATTCAAGGAGCCTCTCTAAGCGTTCCACAGCATGACCATAAGCAGGCGGCAGAAGTCGTGATGATATCTGTCGTCTGCTTGTTCCAGCAATATGTCAAGGTTAGTCTTCATAGATCATGGCTGTCATGTACTCCCAGATCTTACCGGCCGGAGCATCTTCGTCGGCGAAGTAAAACCGGTAAGCGGCTTTTAAGAGAGTAGCCTCATCCAATACCGCACACATATCTGAATAAAACGAGTTGAATGCAACGTATTTGTCCCAGGGTGTTGTTCCAGACGGGAACGGCATGGTCTTCGTTGCTTCGAGGATCTGATCGACATTCCAATGAGCACCGGTCTTCTTTTCTCCGGCAGCATTGGTGTATCTGATCTTATCTACGTCCATCTCTGCGAAATGCTTATCGTAGTGGGGACCGTATAGCGCCTCATGCTGGTCACGCATAAAGGACATATACATCTCCGGATGCTCTTCTTTGACAACGCAAAGGATCTCATCTACTCCTTCTACGCTTTTCCACATAGCCTTTTCCGAGGCAACACCTTCGGATTTGGCTTTCTTCATCATATCGAGATATTTCATATTTTTTTGGTTATAATAGTGATTTAATTTCAAGTATATCCTCAGCGGATATGGTTACTTTACCCAGATCACCGACAATCATATCCAGGAGAGGATGATGAGGAATGTTGGCTACGATCTCACCTTTTCCAATTGTGACCGGGATCATTCCCAGCTTATACTCCTTGATGTCCATCTCTTTAAACATCCCTACGAATGTGTCAAAGACAGCATCCGTATCGATCATGCCTTTTTCATCACCGAGAAACAGCAGGGAGTTATCAATCATCTTGTCAAGCTTGTCGTCGACGCGATACATGTAGTTGTTCAATCCCTTCTTTAAGATTCCTCTTACCTGCGGCTTGGTTGGGAAGATTCCGTCTATCTTGCTTTCCGCCCAGATTTGCAATTGGGTCTTTAGGTCACCTTTAAACTGGTTGATATCGGTTACTTTCATTTCTTACCTCCCTTCTTCACTTGCTCACGTTTCATCTTCTGGTATTCGGAGTAAGGCATATCGGAGTATTTCTCTTTATACTCTTTAAAATCGTCCAGTTCTGCGTCAGCTTCTTTTTGGGCTGATTTACGGAGTCTTTTCAGCAATGTGAGATGATTGTCCAATGCATCTTTTCCAGCTTTACTCTGTTCTACTACCGGTCGCATCATTGCCATGTATTGCTCGTTAAGCAGCATTGAGATATGGTTACTGCTCTCCACAAATTCCTCTGAGGATCCCACCAGCTCTCTTTCTTTTTCGGTCATGCTGTCCCAAATTGAATCCACTTCATCCCATACGGGAGACTGGCTGCGTTGTTCGTTAGCCGGCTGAGATGCCTGCTGCTCGTACATCCTTTTTTGTAGTTCCAGATTTTGCTGCATTTGCTGTAATTCTGATATTCTCGCATCAAAGCTGCTTCCGGGATTAAGTGTCGGATCGCCGGTCATAAAGTAATTATTCATAAGCTCGTAGTTAGTGGTTGATATTAGAAAGCGGCAAGCACGCCCGAAGGCGCACCGCCACTAACTTTCATTTTTTCTTTTTCTTGGGAACCGGCTTACTGCGCTGGCGCTGTTGCGGTGGTTCCTTGGCAGCAGCAACGTTGGCTGGGAAAACCAGTGACAGTCGGAGTGCTAGGAAGAGTTACCACACCCTTGATGTTGCGGCAATCGAGACGGTCTGTGTAGTTGATGCTAGCGGTAAACGCCTTGTCAATCTCACACTGGATGAGTCTGTCCTGGTAAGGACGGATTGCTGCGCCTACAGCTACTTCTTTTTCAAGGCAACTGATGCGGGCATTCAACACATCGAAGCCGTCACGCTGATTCTTGTACAAGCCGAAGGTTGCGTTGTTCAGTTTCTCTGTCTGATTGTCGTACAGGTCACGGATTGATTTGTACAAGCCAAAATCACCGTCTACCTGAGATTTGTACAGGCCGAAGTCGCCATCCACCTGTGATTTCCACAAAGCGAATTTTTCAGCAACGTCTGTATCACGATGTGCGTACATCTGATTCAGGGTGTTTACCTTCAGGCCCCACATCTCGTTTGTCAGTGACAATTCAGCTTCACAGGATTTGCTGTAGGCGTTGAATGCGGTCGGAGCAACACCAGAACGGCCGGCAACGGCATCGCTTACTGTGTTGATATTTACGTTTTCGGGCATTCCGCCGCCGATACCAAAACCTCTGCCACGTCCCCAAATAGCAGCAGCACCTAGTGCTGTACCAATGATGCCTGTGGCCAATGCCGCATTACCGACACTTTTCGAAGCATATTCCTTACGATTCTCGTCATGGACATACTCCTTCTCCTTGATAATTTCTTTCATTTCAGTTTCCATAAAATCTTATGTAATTATGCATACGGTCAATATTAACCGCATCACAAAGGACATAAGAAGTTACTTGCTCATATGAATAGTTACTTGCGAATTACTTGCAGGAAATAAAAAAGGGACACCTATAAAGATGTCCCAAGCTACCTAATACAGGAGGTGTAAATCAAACGAGTCTTAGGCTAGCGAATTCTTTACCGATAGTATGTATACCGTCCTCTATTTTCTTTAATTGAGATTCGGAGATATAAGTATTGCCTCTCTTGTATTGCCTCATCAATGAGTCATTGATACCCACAAACTTTGCGAATGCGCTTACGTTTAATACCGAATAGTATTCAAAAAGAGAAGCTAGGTCAAATTTGAACACCGGATCAGTCTTCAGACATTGAGGAATCTTTTCTCCCTCATCATAAGTTTCAGCAACCTCTTTCATTGAATTGAAGAAATCCGCTTTCGCTTCGTTTACCGTATTACCAACACCAATCAAGGACAGACCATCCACGTTGGTATTATATGCGATGTATGTACCATCACTCTGCTTCTCTATTGATACTTGAAATTTCATAATACAACCACTTATTATAAATTTATATATAGAAGGGAACCGGGATTAGAACCCGATTTCCTTTTTTAGCTTTTTCATTAGGCCAGATCTTACTTCCTGCGTCCAATGACGTTCAATCAAGATCATCTTTCCATTTGCTTTGTTCTCGTAGATATCATGCCTACTCCCATGTTTTACAAAAACAAAGCCGTTCTCAATAGCCTTCTTCTTCATTTCATTCCAATTCATGACGACTCTTTTTGATTTACACTGCAAACATATAACATTTTTGTGATATACACAAGAGTTTTATCAAAAAGAAATCCTTTTTATATGATCATCTATTTCCCGCCATGCTGACATTACACTCCACTTTCGCATTTTTGTATCGTTAGAGCGGATAAACGACACCCCTTGCCTTGTTCTACCGATAAGCAAACCGGTCTCTTTATCTGATAGCTTGTCTGACAAGACTCTCACAAGCAGATACCTTGCGTCAGCGCACTCTTCCCGATTGGAATGGAGAATATCATTCTCGTTTATGCCCGTTACCATGATTACCACACCGACGACCTTTTGATATAATTCTGTAATTTTCATGTTGAACAACAT